GGTATACGCGCCATTGAACAAATCAACTAGCGACAGAATTGCAAAAGCCATTTCAATTTCAAAATCGATTCTATGGTCAGAATATTAAGGACTTGGCCCTATGGAACAACCCGGCGCGCGATTGTCATAACCGCGCGGATGCCGCATCCGACTGAACCCGAAGCGGCCCCCGCACAGATTTTGCAAGATGACCACGGCGAGACCCATTTCTGTATTGGCGAACAATGCGCGGACTCCACCGCCCATGACGGCGACGAAGGAACCCTCACGTTCACCGAGGGCGGACCAACTGGCGGTTATTGGAAATTCCAGAAGGAAGCGAAATGAGCGACGCCGAAATCAGACTCAACGAACTTGAGGCGCGTCTCCACTGCCCCGGCCTATGGACCTGTCCGACATGCGGCTTTACTCTTGTCAAAAGCATCCTGTACGCGAAATCGGGAAGTGTGGGAACAGACCTTTCCCGAAATGACGAACCATGCCCAAACGACGGCGACAAAATGCGCCGAGTAACTTGGGAAGAACGCGCGAAAGACATGGACCGTCTCTCGACGCAATTACTCGACCGGGCGGTCGATGCCGAAACCGCCCTGGAAGAATCTGTAAAGCTACAAAGCCATTATGCCGGTCTGCTAAACCAATGGGATGGAGGCCAAAGGATGCCTTTCGACAACGCCGACTCTTGGATAAAGAGACTCCGCCAACTTGGAAAACTACCGCAACGGAAATGAAGCCCCGCCCGAATCCGCTAATGCCGAGGCGCGACCTCACGCTCGACATCACCGCCCTTAAATCGCCAACGGTCTTTCGAAAACTCAAGCCGTCCTCTAAAAAGATCATCCGCCGCCTTACCCGCGGCGAGACCGCACGCGACGCCGTCGCTAATCTGGTCATCGGCCAGGACGTTTTCGGCTTCACCAAGGGACAATTCTCCCTTCTGGACCTCATTGCGACCATCAACGACCAGGTCGGCCCATGCCATTTGACCCTTTCGACGTGGACCGCCGCCAATGCCGACCTCGACCATGTATGGGCTTTCCTGTCCAATCACTCGCTTTTATCCGCCCGGTTCGTTCTCGACTTCACGTTCCAACGCCGGCAACCGGCCGTTGCTCAGAAAATCCGCGAGATATTCGGCCGGGATAACATCCGCGTGACCCGCAACCATGCGAAATTTGCGTTAATGGAGAGCAAACGCGCCCGCCTCGTTGTCAAAACGTCGATGAACTTGAACACAAACCCACGTTTCGAACATTTCGAACTCTCATGGGATCCGGACCTCTTTAATTTCCTCCAAACGATTTGCGCGGAATTGTTCCAGGACCCGAGCGACCAGGGGGCAATGGAAACGGCCGCCTTGCAACGGCAATTCAATGAAAAGAAGTAAGCCCAAGCCGAAAGCGCCGCCCGACCCCGCCAAAGTGCAAATCTGCCGCGGATATTTCCTCCAGGGAGCCGCGATCGATGACGTCCTCGAAAAATGCCGAACCGACTGGCCAGGCGTTGACCTCGACCCAATCCTTGCAGAGGTCTTTCTCACTTTCAAACACGCCGGCGAGCAGCCGCCGGCCCTTGTCCTCGGATGGTGTCTTGAGTGCGCGCGCGACCTTTACCGCGAAATGCGTTCGGTTGGCGACTACCCCGGCGCCCTCAATGCCCTCAAGGAAATTCCGAAGATCCACGCCAAGGCGCCCAAGCCCGACGACTTGCCCGAAATCCCGCCCGAAGACATCGGCACCCTGAAAATATGAACTACCCGAGAATTGTCCGCATTGAATCCGCGCCACACGACTACGACTCTGCCCTCGCCTACCACCTCGAATGGCGAACTTGGGGTGTCCGGTTGAATACATTCGGCGAGGGCGTGGGCGCCGTTTTGTTGGTATGCCGTGCCGACGACTCGCGCGAACCAATCGACGCCACCGACTGGCGCGCTCGCTTCGAACTCACCATTTGGGATGCCGACACACGACGCCGAGTCCAGGACATGGGCCTTCCCGCCGGCGGACTCATAACTCTGGAAACCGACCGAGTCCAACCTCCCGAAAATGCCCGAGCGTGAGCAGACGATTGAAGGCGACAAACTATGCCACTTGACCGGTCTTACCGATCGACGCCACCGACAATTGGCAAAGGAGGGATACTTTGCCCCGCCCATCCGAGGCAAATATCAGCTTGTCCGGACCCTGCAGGGCCTTTTCCGCTACTATCGCGAGTCGCAGACCAGGCGCAACGGCACCCTGGACGAGGAACGCCAACGCAAGCTCACCGCCGAGCGCAAGTCGGCCGAACTCAACTACGAACGCGAGGTCGAGGCCGTGATCGAGACCGACATCGCCTACAAGGCATGGGAGGCCATCATATTGGGCGCCAAACAAAAGCTTTTGGGCCTCGCCAACAAGATTGAATCGAAACATGGTAACGACGCGAAGCTCCGCAAAATTCTCGAGCTCGAAATCGACGAGATTTGCGAGGACCTCTCTAAACCTCCCGACTACTCGCAATCCGACCGGCCTCAAGAACCTACTGACGAGGATTTGTAAGCTTTTCGCCCCGCCGCCCCGCCTCAAAATTTCGGAATGGGCAGAGCGTTACGCCTATTTGCCCCGGGAAGGCAACCCAGAGCCAGGGAAATACCGCCTTTCCCGTGTCCCGTATCAAAAGGACATGCTCGACGACGGATGCGACGCGACCATTGCAGAGTTTGCGTGGATCATTGCCTCGCAAATAGGAAAGACCCTTTGCCTGATTCTCATAGCCGAGTACTACATCCATCAGGACCCATCCTCTATCCTCGTCGTTTACCCGACCATTGACTCGTCAAAATCATGGTCGCGCGAGAAATTTACGCCGACGGTCCAGGCGACGCCCTGCCTCAAAGGACTCATTAGGAACGCGCGATCGCGCGACAGCGACAATACAACCCTCAACAAGAAATTCCCCGGCGGCAATATCACCATAAGCGGCGCCAACTCGCCCTCGGGCCTCCGCCAACGCTCCAAACGTATCGTCATCCTCGACGAAATCGATGCGATGGAACCGAACGCCGAGGGCGACCCCATCACTCAGGCGGATGCACGGGCGAAAAACTTTTTCAACGCGCGCAAGGGCAAATCCTCGACGCCAACCATAAAAGGCGTCTCCCGCATCGAGGCGAAATACAATCTTTCGGACAAGCAGCAATATTTTTGCCCCTGTCCTCGATGCGGCCACTTTCAAACGCTCAAATGGTCCCAGGTAAAATTTACATTCGAGCAACCCGACGGGACCACCAATCAGGACCCAGGTAAGACGGTCTACGTTTGCGACAACAAGGCTTGTGCCGCGCACCTTTCCGACGCCGAGCGTATAGAAATGATTGGCGACCCGCGCTCGGAGTGGCGCGCAACTGCACCATTTACCGGAATCCGAGGCCGCCACATGAACGGCCTCTATCAGATCATCGGCAAAAAGGAGGTATACAGGACCTACCTGCACGAATTTGTTGCGAACTTCCTCCAGGCGAAAAGCGAAGGCCGCTTCGCGCTCATGGTCTGGACCAATACCTTTTTAGCCGAGGTATGGGAGGAACAAACCGAACGCATCGAATCGAGCGAACTCGCCAAGCGCCGCGAACCTTACGGCCCAGACTTGCCCGACAAAATCCTCGTCCTTACCGCCGCGGTCGATGTCCAAGGCCAATGGCTCGAGGCCGATGTCATCGGATGGGGACCGGGCGAGGAATCATGGGGCGTCCAACACCGCATTTTTCCCGGCGACCCAAAACAAGCCCAGGTGTGGAAGGACCTGGACGAGTTCTTGCTAAACTCCGTTTGGAAAACAATCTCCGGCCGAGAATTGCGAATCCTCTCGACGTGCATCGACTCCGGCAATCTTACCGACTACGTCTACAGCTATACGAAGCCCCGATTTGCGCGCCGTATCGTCGCCGTCAAAGGATCCAATCTACGCGGCGAGCCCATCGTCGGACGCCTGTCGCGCGCCGGCCGCCGCAAATGCCCCGTTTACCGCATCGGCACGGACACGGCCAAAAGCATTATCTACGACCGTTTGCGACTCAGTGCACCGGGCCCAGGCTATATGCATTTCCCGTCGGGTCCGGAATATCGATACGACGCCGAATACTTCGCGCAACTCGTTTCCGAGGAACTGACGGTCGAATGGTATAAAGGAGTCCCGCGGCGAGTGTGGAAATTGCCGGACGGCCGGCGCAACGAGGCCCTCGACAACCGCGTCTATAACGAGGCCGCGCTCAAGATTCTCTCGCCGAATTGGGAAGCCTTAGAAAAAAATATTGCAAGTCGCGTCAAAGAGTATCAGCTTAAAACCTCAGAGCAACAAACGCCCATTGATACCTCAAATGTAACGACCGAAAAAACCGCGGAGGGGATTGGACAACAGATGTCCAACCCGTCGCCGCCCCAAGGCAAACCAAAGGTCCCGACCTTTCGCAAGCCAGGCGGCTTTATCAAAGGTTGGCGTCGCTGACCGATTTATGAGACCGCAGGGTAGAATAATGGTAGTTCGCTGGGCTCATAACCCAGCTATGCAGGTTCAAGTCCTGCCCCTGCACCCAATTTAATGCAACGGACGGACGTTCATTTTATCCAACTTTGCGGCGACCGATTCTTTCCGCATTTCTCCGCGCGTTGCCGCGTGCTTGCCGCCATCGTGATCCTTGCGCCCGACATGCCCCGCGAACGTGTTGTCGTTACCATGTGCCTATTGGGCTTATGAAACGCTTCGCCCTGGCCATCCTAATCGCCGTTTGTCTCTCCGGATTCTCCGCATCCATCAAAATTGCGTGGGATCCATATCCCGAAGCCGTTGAGTACGTCCTCTTTACCGGAAGCGCGCCGACTAATTACGACCGCGTCCAGTTTGTCACCAACGCGACATGCACGGTCACCAACCTGGAAGCGGGCCGCGCGTATCACTTCAAACTGTACGCCCTTACCTACACAAACGGAAGCGAACCAGCCTTTCTAACCGCCGCGCCGCGGTTGGCGACCTTCTGGCTCGAGTACTCGGAAACACCCAACGGGCCATGGATTGCCCAAGCCAGCAACCGCGTTGACGCCGCCCCTGGTTTCTATCGCGGTCGCCTCACAATCGAATAGCCATGAGCATTCCCATTGCATCGGAGGAACCGAAACAGATCCACGCCGGCGAAACCGTCAAATGGACAAAGTCGCTTTCCGACTACCCCGCCAATGACGGCTGGCAACTCAACTACAAGATCCAGGGCGGCGCCTCCGCGGTCGACCTGGCGTTCGCAACGGATGTCCTGGCCTCCGGCGCCGACTTCGCCGCAACTGCCTCATCTGCAAAGACGGCCAGCCTCAATGCCGGCGCGACAAAACTAAAACGCTGGCTCTATGGTTATGTCACCAAGTCCGGCGAAATCGCCAAGGTCTATTTCGCGGACCTTCTCGTCCTGCCTCGGCTCGACCAGTCCTCCGCCAACTACGACGGCAGAACGCATGCCCAAAAAGTCCTCGATGCGATCGAGTCCACGCTCGAGGGAATCGCGTCGCGCGAGGAAAAGATTATCCGCGTCAATTCCGGCGGCATCGACAAGGAACTCCAGTTTTGCAGCGTCGACGAACTCCACAAATTGCGCGTCGCGTACAAACACGAACGCGCCGACGAGTTAGTCGCCGAAAACATCGCCGCCGGCAAAGGCTCCGGCCGCCGTATCCTCACGCGATACCCCCGATAATTTCCGAGCAGGGAAAACAACCACGAACAGACCAACAAAAATGAAACTGACACGACTGATACTCATAGCGGCCGCTTCATTGGCCCTCGCACTGCCTGAACTCGCTCCAGCTCAAAACAATGCCAAAACTATCGAGCTTTACCAGGCCAACGAGGTCAACATTGACCTTTTGGGAAGCCTGACGACTCCGGACCTCGACAGTTACACGAAAGGCGCCGGCGTCGGACTGAGTTATTACCTGACCAAAAACATTGGCATTGGGGCGAGCATCGCCGGCGACTGGACCGACAAAGGCCAACTCGTCGACCAGGTCGGCGGGAGTTTGCTCTATCGAATTCCGATCGAGCGAAGCGCCATCACGTTTCGAGGCGGCGCAACATACGCCTTGGACCGCGAAGGATGGGACCTCGAGCTTGGTCCAGGTATCGAGCATCGATTCTCTCCAAACATCGGCGTATTTACCGAGGCCCTCATGTTGAAACGTCTCGATACGGGCGACGTGAACGCCATTGGCCGCGCCGGTATACGCCTGGCGTTTTAGATGCGTCTTTTGGCCGCCGCCGTGTCCGGTCGGGTGAGGAACCGGTCGGCATGGCGGGCCGGCCATGCAATACGTCAATGAGCGGAACTCTAAAAGGTGCGGACATCGTCCTGCGCAAGCTGCGCGATATGCCGCGGCAAGTCCGCTTTGCGACGTCCTCCGCCATCAATGAAACGCTTCTCGTCGTACAGGCGTGGACCCTCCAAACAGCTTTGCCAGGTCAATTCACCCTCCGGGCCCGCGGTGCACCATGGCAACGGCCGGGGACCAAATACGGTTTCAATCTCAAATTTGCCAATCGGAACAGTTTGACCGGCGTCCTCGGATCCCAAGCCGATTGGCTCAAACAGCAGGAGGAAGGCGGAATCAAAACCGTCCAGGGTCATCGCGTCGCCATCCCTACCGCTTTTTGGAAGCGCCGCGAAGAAATAATGCTCCGCCAAAAAAAACCGGCCGCGTTGCTCAAGGCCTATCGGAAGGCGGTCCGCGACTCCAGGGGAATTCAACCCACCAAAAAGACCGCCCGCGCGCGTCGCGCCGCGCAAACCGCGCGCAACCAGGCCAAAAAGACCGCCGCGGCCATCGCATCGCTTGCGTTTACTCCCTTCCTCGGAACAGGGGAACTTCACCCAGGAATCTACGTCCGCACGTCCAAAGACCGGTTGTCCATCAAAAAGCTTTTCACTTTCACGCCATCCGCCCGAATTCCCGGCGGGCTGCACTTCGAAGACCGCGGCGAGGTCATCGTCCAGAAAACTTTCGGCGATAAATTCAACCGCGCATTGCTCCGCGCGATCGCTACCGCCCGATGAACCCACAAATAAACCTCGATTGGGGCGTTATGTGGTGTGATCGACACCTTTCCCCGCTGCGCGAGACCTGGCCGGCCGGGGCCGCCCTGGCCATGCTTGGCCTTTTCAACGCCGCTTGCCGCGACGATCGATTACAGGCCGAAACCGGCGGCATCACCGAGAAAATCCCCGACGTTCTCCGGGCCCATCGCCCGGTATGCTGCTGGCTTGAATCCGGCATCGGCGCTTTGGGAGTCGCCGAGCGCGTCATCCAACTTGCCCTCGATGGAAAGGTCTACGGAAAGGACGGCCAACTATGAATCCCCATGCTATCGCGGAACTGTCACCCGACAACGCCGTAAAAGTTTTGGAAATCATTGCCGAGAGTCGCCGCCGCGCCGGCGAGCATTATACCGGGACGCTAGACGACGTCATCGCCGCCGAGGACCGCGTCTATTTGGCCATCCTGAACCGCCTGGCGCCGCCCATGGGCACACTTTACCTACCTCCGCCCGCCCCTCCGAACGGAAGCAAAGCCGACGAGGCGCCAGCCACCGGCGACAAGATAGCGGACGAGGCCAAGAAGCTCATTCTCACGATCAAAGAACCGTTTACCTCTTTGGACATCGCCGCCGAACTCCAACGCCGAGGCCTCAAGGGTGACCTCGCAGACACGCGCCAGGTCGTTTCCGTGCTGCTCAATTACCTGACCAAAAAGAGCGTATTGGAAAAACTCTGCCGCGGCGCGGGCAAGAATCCCGCGAAGTTCAAACGCGCGGACGTTACCGATTTGAAGGACCCGGGCGAAACTCGGGCCGAGCGCGCCTATCATGAATTCAGAAAGACCGTACCCGAAAAACGACGAGACGACGAATGAACCCGGTTCAATTCCAAGAGGCCAACAAAATCCTTACCCCGTTGCCGGTCCAGGGCCGCGAACTCCAAAACCTCGCGATTCTGACCGACGGGCAACAATGCCTTTCCTGCTGGCAAATGACCTGGCGCGAGCGACTTTCCGCCCTTTTCTTCGGTCGCGTCTGGCTTTGCATTTTCTCCGGTCCAACTCAACCCGCCGTCTGGATAGACGCAAAACGCAAAGTGCTATGACCATCGCCATTCCACATAAACCGTTTTACGGACTGCCTCCCGCGCGCCGCTCCTTTATAAACGGCGCGGGCCGATCGCAGGGAGGCTATTCCATGGGGACCATTGACCGCCTCTTTGAGGGATGGGCAACGAACGAGCAATCCAACGACTCGTACCTCTTTAGCCAGCTTATCCGCATCCGAACGCGGTCGCGCAACCTGTCCCGGGACGATGACTATTTTAAAGGCTTCGTCCGCCACTGCAAAACCAACATCGTGGGTCCGACCGGCTTTACGCTGCAAATGGACGTTCTCAACGGCGACGGGACGCCGGATGACGAGGTCAACGACGCGATCGAGGACGCTTGGAAAGACTTCTCCAAAAAAGAGAATTTCACCGTTTGCGGACAGCATACCCGCACTGATGCGGAAAACCTCCTGCTCGGAACGTGCGTCCGCGACGGTGAATTGCTTTACCGCGAAGTCAAAGGCTACAAAGACAACCCGCATCGGTTTGCTATTCAGATCATCGAGCCCGACTACCTGGACGAGACCAAGAACGAAATTCTAGCCAACGGAAATACGATCCGGATGGGGGTCGAAAGAAATAAGTGGGGTCGCCCGGTCAATTACTGGCTGCGCACCTACAACCCCAACGACGTTTTCGCCTTGTCCTCGAGCGGACATAAAACCGTGCCCTTCCCTGCCAGCGAAATACGCCACCGATACCTTTACGACTTTGGGGAACAGACTCGAGGCGTCCCATGGATCCACGCCGGCGCAACGCGCCTCAAGATGCTCAACGGCTTTGAGGAAGCGGCGCTCGAGGATGCGCGCGGCGCGGCCTGTCAAAATACCTACTTTACCCAGACGCCGGACAGCAACGGCGAATACCACGGGGATAGGAAGGACGCCGACGGCAACCCACAGGAAGACATGGAACCCGGCCAAAAGCGGGTACTGCCTTTGGGAATGGGCGTCCATCACGTCGACCCGGCATACCCCAATATCGAGTTTGGCCAATTCGTAAAAGCGATTCTCCGCGGTATATGCTCTGGTCTCGGCGTCTCGTACAACTCGCTTTGCAATGACCTGGAGGGAGTCAACTTTTCGAGCATCCGCGCGGGCCTGCTTACCGAGCGGGATATGTGGAAGATGCTCCAATTTTGGTGGATCCAACAAATCGAGGTCGACATTTTCTCCGCCTGGCTCGAAATGGCGTTGCTCGCCGGCCAAGTGAAATCCCGCAAGACCGGCAAACCTCTGGAGGCCGCCAAATTCGAGAAATACAACCGCCCGATGTTTTTCGGCCGAAGATGGGACTGGGTCGATCCTGAAAAGGACATTAAGGCCGCCATTTCGGCCGTGGAGAACGGCTTCCGGTCTCGCCCGTCGTACGTAGCCGAGCAAAGCGGCCGCGATGTCGAGGACGTTTACAAGGAAATGGAGCGCGACAAGAAGCTCCAGAAAAAGTACAAACTCGATTTCGACAGTAAGAAGGACAAACCGAAAGCAGCCCCGGCCGCCGAAACCTCCGACGATTCCGACGAGCAAAAAAAGGAAGCGGCATAAATTCCGATTCTTGACAATGGGGTATAGACAGTATATGTCCAACCCGTTGCGCGGAATTTGAGCGGCCGAGCAACCGTTGGCCTTTGAGTCGAGCGGGCGTCACCCCTCCGACGGAAAGACCGGCGACCGGCGAAAGGGCGTCACCCAAAAGCCGGAACTTCCCCGCCTGGCGTCACCAGGCCCGAAGATGCACCGCGGCGAGCAGACTCGCCGAGTTTCGTTGCATATCCCCGCGTTGACCTAATCAGTCAGCCAGTCAATGCCAGCAATCGCGCAGAGACAAGCCCCGCCAAAGGTTGGCGAGGTCTTAAGCCGTTTCTTTGACGTACAACGCGCCGACATGGACGAAAAGGAGCGGACAATCCCGCTCTCTTTTTCCTCCGAGGAACCAGTCGACCGTTATTGGGGAATCGAAGTCCTCAGCCATGACAAAGACGCTTGCGACCTCTCATTCCTTAACGACGGCGCCCCGCTGCTCGTCGAACACGACCGACGCGACCACGTCGGCGTGATCGAGTCGGCAAAAATTGAAAAGGGAAAAGGCCGCGCAAACGTTCGCTTCTCGAAGTCCGCCCGCGGAGAGGAAATATTCCAGGACGTAAAGGACCAGATTCGCCGAAAGGTATCGGTCAGTTACGAAATCATCGACATGGAATTGACCTCCAAGACCGATGACGTAGACACCTACACCATCACCCGTTGGCGCCCCCTCGAAATATCAATTGTCTCCATCCCGGCCGACAACAACGTCGGCACGGACCGGAGCGCACCCACTGACACCACTCAAACCAATACCAATATGTTCAAACGCAGTCCATTGCTCGACCCCGCCGCCGGCGGGACCAATGGCGGAGGCGGCGCCGGGACCGCAACCGCTCCGCCGGCAACCCCCCCCTCCGAATCGCGCGCGTCAATCACCGCCGACGAAAAGGAGAAGATCCGTAAGGCCGAAATGAAACGCGCCTCCCAAATCATTACATTGGGAACGGCCCACGGCGTCGAGGCGCAAACCGTCCAACGGTTTATCGACGAGGACAAACCCGTCGACGAATTCCAAAGATGGATTCTCGAAAACCGTTATAAGGCCAAGGAAATCGACCTCAATCCGGAAATCAACATGTCCAAGAAGGACCTCCGGAATTACTCGATCGTCCGCGCGCTCAACGCGCGCGCTCAAGGTCTCCAGCTGACCGGCCTCGAGAAAGAGGCAAGCGACGAGGTCGCCACGCGCAGCAAACGGCCCGCCCAGGGATTTTACATCCCGCATGATGTGACCGCCCGCGCGATGCAGGAAGTCCACGGCCTCAGTACCGGCCAGATGATGACCTCGGCCGCCAACCTGCAGCGCATGGCCGAAATGCAAGGCCGCTCCCTGACCGCGAGCGTCGGCTCCGCCGGCGGTTTCTCGGTCGGAACGAACGTCCTCGGTTCGAACATGATCGAGCTTTTGCGCAATGCGACGCTTGTCCTCCAGTTGGGCGCGCTTCACCTGACCGGCCTGGACGGCAACATCGCCGTTCCAAAGCACACCGGCGGCGCAACCGCCTACTGGGTTGGCGAAGACGGCACGCTCACGACGAGCGACCAGACCTTTGGACAATTGGGCCTCACCCCGAAACGGGTCGGCGCGTTCACTAAGTACGCGCGGCAATTGCTAATTCAGTCATCGATTGACATCGAGGCTTTCGTCCGCATGGACCTGATGCTCGTCCTCGCGATCGCCAAGGACCTGGCCTGCCTCGCCGGAACCGGCGGCGCGCAGCCCATCGGGATCCTAAACACGACCGGCATCAATTCGATTACCTTTGGCGGCGCGGCGACCTGGCAAAAGGTTGTCGACTTCGAAACCGAGGTCGCCAAAGACAATGCGCGCATGGGCGCCCTTGCCTACCTCGTCACCGCAGCCACCCGCGGCCGTTGGAAGGTTATCGAGGCGTTTTCCAGCACCGGCGTAACGCTCTGGGACCGCGGACAAAATACCGTCAACGGGTATCGCGCCGAAGTCACCGAGCAACTCCCGACCAACCGCGTCGTTTACGGCAACTGGCGCGACTTGATTGTTGCGGACTGGGACGGTCTGGACGTGGTAGTCGACCCATACACCAGCGCCGAGCAGGCGTTGTCCCGTATCGTAGTCAACACGCTGACCGACAACGGCGTCCGCCATGCGGAATCCTTCGCGGCCAGCACTGACACCGGCGCCGCCTAAACTTAAACCGGCGACCGCCGTCTCAAACCGGCGGTCGCCAAAACCCCAAAGACCAACAGCTTATGCAAGTATTTGTCCACCGCGCGACCTATGTAAAAGGCCGCCCCATTCCGGCCGGCTCGGCCATCGAAGTCGACGAGGTCGACGCGAAGTTGCTCAAAGAGGCGCGCAAAGCCATCCCGTTCGACGAAGACAACGACGAGCACGTCGCCGCCTGGAAAGCCACCGTTGAAGCCGAAGCAAAGCGCGTCAATGAACGTGCTGCCAAAGCCGACGATTCCCCCAAAAAATCGAAAAAGGGAAAGACCGAGTAAACAGGCCTCAACACTCAACGACTAAAACAATATGCGAGATGCACATGGAGAACTAACGGTCACCCCGAGTTTCCGCCCCGCGGCCCGAACAGCCACAGGCAACGGGACCGGCGTTGACGTTTCACAGTATCATGGCCGGCTCAAAGTCACCCAGGAAATTGGAACCGTGTCCGGGACAAGCCCGACATGCGATACCAAGATCCAGGACTCCGACGATGACTCGAGCTACGCGGACGTTTCCGGCCTGACCTTTACCCAGGTCACCGCCCAAAACAATTCGCAGTCCATCGCCGTCGATACGCGCAAGGTCCGCAAATTCATCCGCGCTGTCCACACCATCGGCGGCACTTCGCCGAGCTTTACAAGCGCGGTCCTGGTTATCGGGCAAAAGAAAAACCTGTAACCCGCGCGTCGGCCCAATGTTCGACGCCAAAAGTTCGCTTAAGATCGCGCCGTCGCTTGCACCGGCGGCGCGAACAAGCTCAGACGATGGAGCCATTGTCGACCTCAACCAATTCGTCGGCGTCATTGCTGCCTTCCAGCACATCGGCGCGGTCAGCGGAACGAACCCGGTATGCGCCTCCAAACTCCAGCATTCCGACGATGGCGAGACATTCGCCGACAGCGGCTTTGTCTTTACCAATGTCACCGCCTCCGACAACCAACAAACGCTCGCCATCGACCGCCGGAAAATCAAACGGTATGTCATGGTCGTTTGGACCATCACCGGCACTTCGCCGAGCTTTACGGGCGCCGCAACTATCATCGGGATGAAGAATCCCGCGTAATCATGTGGCCAGCCCCTTCGATCGATTCACCGGCGCCGACGCCGCCAAATTCGTCGACCCAAAGAATTGGGGCGAGATCGTCAGTTACGTACCGGCGATTGGTCAATCGGCGAGCCTCAACGCCTCAGTCTCCATCCCGTTCGCCTATGAAAGTCCAAGCGGCGTCGGGCTCAGCGACGCGGAAATCACGATGCTTGTCCGCGCGGTCGACGTGCCGAACCTCGCCAAAGGCGATCAATTCACGGTCGACGATGTTATCTATTACCCGATTCACTGGGAACCAGACGGCTTTGGACACGTCCTCATTTTCCTCAGCCAAACTCAGATAGCGTGAAATGCCCGACCCTATCCGCCAAAAACTTGTTGACGCCATCAAAGCGCGATTCAACGCCGTTACCATCGCCGGCGGATACAATCACGACCTCGCCAACCGCATCTACGTTTGGCGCGACCTCAGCCAAGGCGCCGCAAGTTTTAAGACTGCGGAGCTTCCGGCCCTCAACATTCGCGATACGGATAATAACCCTGAACATTTTCGGCTCGGCAACGGCTTCGACAACGAACTCCTTTTCGAGGTCGATTTCATTACGACCACGGACCCCGCCGACGCATGGGGGCGCAAACTCATGGCGGATGTCTACCGGGCCATTGGGCAAGACCCTAAATGGAATGTCGCCGGTACGAACCTCGCGATCGACACCCTGCCGCGCGGGGACACATTCGCGGTTATCCACGGCAAAACCCGCTACGCCGGCGGAACCGTCAAGTTCACGATAAAGCACCGCACCAAGTCATGGAAACCCGACGAACAAATATGAAGCAAATCGTTTACCAGGGCACTTTTCCAGAGGTCACCATCGAGCATCCGAAACTCGGGACGTACAAATGCAAACGCGGCGAAAGTGTCGAGGTCCCGGAATCGCTCGCCGCCGAACTCACCGCGCCGACCGTCCGACAAAAGGTCACAATTGACGGCAAAACCACCGAGGAAACGCTCCAGCGCGCAAGCCAAGACTGGCGCATCGCAACGGAGACCGCTCCCAAAAAGCAAAAGGAATAGACCACTATGGGCCAAGCACTAGGTTACAATTCGTTTTTCGCGTGGGCTCAGGAATCCACGTACGGGACGCCCGTCGCCGCGGCGAAATGGCTCGAAATGGAAAGCGAGTCTCTCAAGAACCAGCGCAAGTACGAATACAAACCCTTGCTGCGGTTCATCTCACAAGCTCGCAAGATCAAAACCCCCCAAAAGTTCGACGGCACGGTCCGCCTTCCGCTCCTTTGGACAGGTCCCGAGCAATTGCTCAAGGCCGCCATTGGCGGAGTAGTGACAACGGGCTCCAATCCGTACACCCATACCTTTTCCCTCGCGGCCGCCCTGCACACAGGCTTTACCGCCTACGTCAATCGAGACGCGGCCGCCCTGACCGGAAGTTCAGAATTCCGCTATGCCGGCTGCAAAGTGACCAAAATGGTTCTCTCGCAGAAGGTCGGCGAGTTTCTCATGTGCGAACTGTCCATCGTCGGAGACGGCAGCGTCGCCAACGTCGCCGCCTCGACGCCAACTTACCCGACCTTCGACGCGATCGACTACAGTCACATGACTGTTTTCGCCATCAATCCCGCCGGGTCCAACGTCGTGTTGAATATCCGGGAACTCGAAATCACGATCGACAACGGCCTCGTCGATCAACGCCGCCTCGGCAGCACAAAGGTAGGCGCCTACCAACGCGGCAGCCAACGCAAGGTAAATTGGAAATTCGAATGTGAGTTTGCCTCGCTCACGGAATACGCCTACTTCCGGGACCTCACCGAGACCGACCTCCAATTCAAATGGTTGAAGGACGCCAACACGGACCTGACAATTACCATGCCCAAAATCGTTTTCGACGGGATGGACCCAGAATCGAAAGAAACCGGTCCCATCTACGTTCCTTTCGAAGGAACCGCCCAAATCAATGCCGCCGACAACGACGAGCTTTCGCTCGTCCTCAAGAACGCAACTTCCTCCGTGTAATATGGAACGCCCAACAATCGTTTTACCGAGTCAGGCGCGTTGCAAAATACGTCGCCTCCAAATGATGGATTATGCCATCGGCGCCGGCGACTTGCCCGTCGCAGACCTTGAAGCCCTCGCTAAGGCCAAATCCGGCGAGCAACCCGACCAACCGATCGATCCGGAAAAACTCAAATCCGGAATGAAAATGGCCCGGGCCATCCTGCTACGCTGTACCGGTCCATTGATTTACCCAGGCGGGTTGAAACGGAAGATTGTCGACAAGCCATTCTACGATTGCGACGACAACGAAATCGCAGTCGAGGAATTGCCCGACGAGGACGCCGTCGAAATCCTCAAACAGGTCAACGCCTTGAGCGCAGTCAGTAAGGAGGTTGCGGCACAGGCCGCGGGCTTTCCTGAAACAACGGCCCCAGGTCGTAACGGTTCACCGCTTGGCGCAGATGTACGGGAAGCTTCCGTCTGAGGTCCTACGGCTCGGCGAACTCGATTACAGCCTAAATATTCACGTCGCCGCCATCGGCCAGGACCAGGACCGCCGAGACGCCGAAAAGGTAAGCAATGGCTAACATTGTCGAAATTGTAGTCCGCGGACTCGACCAGACCAAAGCACCTTTCACGACGGCCATTACCAATATGGCCAGCTTGGAAAAGGCGGCCAAGGGAATGCTCGGCGTCCTCGCCGGCGTCGCTACCACCGCCGCGGGCAGTCTCGCCGCCCTCGCCGTCTCCGCCATTAACGCCGCCGACGAGGCCGGCAAAGCGGCGCAACGAGCAGGGATCACCGTCGAGGCCTGGTCGCGCGTCTCCCACGCCGCCAAACTCGCCAACGTCGAAAATACCGCCCTCGAGGCCGCGTTCAAAAACCTCAACAAAACCCTAGTAGAGGCGACCACGGACGGAACCAGCAAAGCCGCGAAGCTGTTCCAGGCGCTTGGCGTAGCGGTCACCGACGCCAACGGCCGCATCCGCGACGGCGAATCGGTCTTGAAGGACCTCGCGACCCAGTTCGCACAATTCCGCGACAATGCCTCCAAAAGCACCCTCGCCGCCGAATTATTCGGCGCCAAAATGGGGCCTCAGCTTTTGCCCCTTCTCAATCAGGGAGGCGACGCGATCGATCGCGCTGGCAAGCGCGCGAACATCGTTACCAAGGAAATGGCCGACCAGGCCGACCAGTACAAAGACAATTTAGATGACCTCAAAGCGTCCATGGCGAGTATGGGCTTTGCGCTGGCGCGGGAAGTTCTGCCCCAACTGGTGAAGTTCACCCAAGCGTTGCTCGACGCACAGACGCAAACCCAAGCCTTCGGGCGCGTCGCCAATTTCGCAATCGAGACGCTAAAGGTAATGGCCGTCGGCCTCCATGCCATCGTCAAAGCGTTCGAAATCGCGGGCATTGCCATTGGCCAAACCGCCGGCCTTCTGGTCGACGTGTGGATCAATAATTTGAAAGCGGCCGGGGCCGCCGCGGTTGACTTTTCATCCGGCAACATGCTTGGCGCCTTTCTCAAGCTGCGCTCCGCCGTCATGGCCGATGCCTCCATGGCAACGACGGTCTTTAAGCAAGCGATCGCGGACATCAAAAAGGAATGGGCCAGCCTGGAAAAGTTTTCGCTCAGTATCTTTCCAGTCGACGAACCGACGGCGCCAGGCGCGCCCGGTCCAGGATCAAACCCCGCCCCCGGACCGACCCGCGATGCGACCGGCATCTTTAGCCAAATCGACCAGTTAAACGAATACCGGGAAAGTCGCTCGGCAGACACCCTTGAAAGGCTCGGCGCCCTCGAGGCGGAATTGACCGAGGCCACGCTCGCGGGATTCGAGCGTCAACGCTTCGCGATCGATAACGACTACAACACGCGCCTGCGACAAATCGAAAACCTCCGCGTCGCCGAGGATGTCGCCGCCGAATTGAGCCAACTCGCCTCAAAGAAACGCGCCGCGGCCATCCGTGGCCTTTACATCGAACAAGCTGCAGCCACCGCTAACCTGCTGGGCAGCCTCGCCAATTCCGCCGCCGCCTTTGGCAAGAAGGGTTTTGCCATCTACAAGGTCATTGCCTCCGCGGAGGCCGTTGTCTCGACCGCCGCCGGCGTTGCGCGCGCCCTCAAGGATTACGCTTTCCCCTACAACATCATTGTCGGCGGTATCGTCGCCGCGGCCGGCGCCGCCCAAATTGCCAAGATCAACTCTCAGAAGGTCGCCCATACCGGCCTCGACTACGTACCCCGCGAGGAACCATACTTGCTCGCCCCGGCCGAGCGCGTTGTCCAGGCGCCCGCCAATCGGGACCTTACCGACTTCCTGGAGTCGCAACGCCAGGGCCGCGGTCTCTCCCAGATGGTCAACCTCTCCCTTGTCCTCGATGGGACTGTCCTCGGCCGAGTCCTCGGCCAATTGACACGCGACGGCCGCCTCGAAATCAACGAACGCGCCATCGTGGCAACGTGAACCATGGCGACCAACTCTATACCCGTCCGAACGGAATTCCGCGCAACGGAGCCCGATGAAGATGTCGTTTGCTCATGTTGCGGAGACCAGGTGTTTACCGCCTTTCATCAATTGTGGATCCGAATTGACCGCCAACCCTGGCAAAAGGTCCAACGATTCACCCTGTGCACCGGATGCCATGAAGTTTACCAGGAAACGCGGACATGAGGCTTTTCTACGACAATCTAATCGATGACCCCCTCATTGTGCCGGCGAGCACTCTCTTTTATTCCACCCAAAACGACGCCTTTCCCGCTGTCAACGTAACGAACCAACTCCGCAAAAAACCCTGGCGAA